ACTTGATAATTTTTGAGAAAACAACTGCTTTAACCCCATAATAATGGTACATTATAGCACTTTTTCTGATTTTTTACAAGTAAAGTGGGCAGTTAATTGATTGGATCATCCGGCAAACACATCCGGAGATCCTGCTGCTACTGAAGTACAACCACTGATGGCATCGCCCACTCGACCGCATCCTCGACCATTTACTATCACAGTACTGCTGCCTGCTGCAATTGGTGCAGCGTGATCCGGACATGGACTTCCTGGTAGTAAATGAACTGTATTGACATCGCCTTGTCTACTGACACCTATGCCATTTACAATTACATCGCCGGATCCTACAGCACGAGTCATTCCACTACAGTGGGCAACATCTGCATCACCAATTCTAGTAACTGCGGGCACGTTCTATCTCCATCAATTTCTGCAATTTGTCGTTCCAGCTTTCAATTTCTTCATGCTGCTCTGAAGTATGAGGGCCTGGGGGTATTTCAGGAATGAAAGCTATCACATGTTCGAAGTCCAGGGGAATACTGTTGTAGTCATTGTACTCTTCTAATCTTCCGTTACGGAGAACTCTAAACACATGTGGCATTAGGTCAATATACTCCCTCTTGTGACCGGCTCAATACCTGTTGTGGTCTTGATGTAGTGTTTTTGCATTTGATCCACACTGGGTGCATGCATGATCACATGATTTTTGCTCAATTTAATATTTATATCGCTGTCTGCTGTGAACAAACTTTGTATGAGACCCATGCCTTGCGGACCGGGCATGACTGTGCATGGTTTGGCCACTTCGTATGAATCCGAATCTGTTGAAATAATTTTGGCAACTATTTCGTCGCCATTGGTCAATTTGAAACTGACTATATCACCTTCTTGATAACCTCTTGAAATTAACATGTTAACCTTTTAGTAATTGAAAAAATTCTGCTGGTTTTGAATTTAATCCATTAAAACCGCCTGGAATTAATTCATAACCATGAAATATTTGAGGCACACTTCTCAAGCCTTTATCTAACAACATCTGCCTTGATTCTGCATCGTTCTCGATATTAACTTCGGTGTACGGAACACCTCGGCTTTCTAACAACGCTTTTGCCCTATCACAAAATGGACAATTATTTTTTGAATAAACAGTTACCATATCTTCCTATATAATTTTGTCTTGTTTGCATCTATTTACTAATAAATCCATCCAATAAGAATAACCTTCAGTGGTAGGATGAAACTTATCGTCTGATATTAAATTTTTGGCGTAGCAAGATTCAAATTCTCCTTGCATATTATCCAAAATCCAGTTGTCCAGATTAAGATTCTTAATTAGAACCAGATTGTCAGAAAAGCTTAATGCACTGACTTCGCTTGACTCTCTTCGCACCACGTCTGGCAGAAATTCGTTGAACTGATTTATAATTATACTAAAATAATGAGGAGTATCTAGCGCCTGTAGATATTTTTGTATTTTTAACATTTCCAGTAAACTTAAATAATGCAATTGTTGTTGATCTAAAAATTTATGCAAACCAACAAATATGCTGTCAGCATATCTATGTTTATGATGATCCCAACTGCCTATCCCACCAGTAAAAATATAATCAGTGTTATATATTTTGCCTTTTGCCATCCAGTCGTAAAAACAACTAGAATCGTCGACTACTACGTCAAGTCTTGATAATTCAGACCAACTCACATAAATGAGGTCAAATTTTTCCCTGATTGTAGCTGCTATTACAGAGTCTGCAATAAATTTATTACCTGCTGCTGAATGACTTAGATTAGTAATTGAGCATCCGGGTATTTTTTGTGCAAGTATTGATTCTAATGCCGTGCAAAAACTGCACCCTGCTATCAAAATTTTCATTACAAACTAAATCCCTTGAATGTATTGTTATCTACGTCTTGTTTTGTACCACCAATCACATAACTACTAATTTCTGTTTCTTGTGGTGCCACCTGTACTTCGGCACCCGCAATCCATTTTTGTGTCCATGGTAATGGATTTGATCCTGGTTTCATACCGCAGTCTAATCCTACCGCAGTCATGCGCTTGCAAGTTAACCAATCTACGTAATGGCATAACAATTGTTCATTGAGGCCAATCATTGATCCATCCTTGAACAAATAGTGTGCCCAGGCTTTTTCTTGTGCGGCTGCTGCCAAAAACATTTCTGTACATTCGCTGCGAGTTTCTTCTCGTATGGAAGCATAATCAGGATCATCCTGGGGTAGCAATTTGAGAAGGGTTTGCGTGGACCCTAAATGAACATTTTCATCTCGCGCAATAAGTTTAATAATTTTGGCATTGCCTTCCATCTTTTTCAATTCAGCAAAGGCCCATGAACAGGCAAATGATACATAGAATCTAATACCTTCTAGTGCATTGACACTGCTAAGACACAACCACAATTTCTTTTTTAATTCACGACGATCAACTGTGACAGTTTTTCCATTTACTGAATGACTGCCTACTCCTAACAAATTATAGTATTGTACAGATTCTATTAGCTCATCATAATAGCGGCTAATGTCTTTAGCACAATCTACAATTTCTTTTATATCCGTGAGCTCATCAAATACAACGCTAGGATCGCTATAAACATTACGTATAATATGAGTATAGCTGCGACTATGAATAGTTTCGTTGAACGCCCAAGTTTGAATCCAAGTTTCGAGCTCAGGAATAGTAGCGATGGGAAGAAAAGCAAGATTGGGACTACGACCTTGAACACTATCCAAAAGGATTTGTCGCTTAAGATTACTTGTAAAAATATGTTGTTCATGTTCGGTCAGTTCTTTGAAATCCTTGGCATCACGTAATACATCTACTTCTTCTGGTCGCCAGAAGAATCCCAACTGCTTGTCTGTTAGTTTGTCAAACTGTCTATACTTTAACACATCGTATCTTTGTATAGGTGCTGTGCCTGATTCATCAAGAAATGCCAGTGCTTCTGTATGTTTATTCTTGTTATTAATATTAAACACGCTCATTAAAACTGATCCTTTTCTGTACTGTGTGCCATTGCTGCTGTTGATTTTGATCCAACAGCTTCACTGATTAGATCAAAATAACCAACACCTACTTCGCGTTGATGTTTTACAGTTGTAAATCCTCTGGCCTGTGCTGCAAACTCACGCTCTTGCATTTCACTGTAGCCAGCCATGCCGCGCTGTCTGTAAGATTCTGCCAATTCGAATGTGGCCAGATTGTTGCAGTGGAAACCAGCAAGAGTGATAAACTGAAACCGGTATCCTAGTTTACCCAATTCCTGCTGGAAAGTCAAACATTCAGCTTCCGATAAGAATTTTCTCCAATTAAAACTAGGGCTGCAATTGTATGCCAACATCTGGTCCGGATACACTGCATGGATGGCCTCGGCGAATCTAGTCGCCTGCTGAATATCAGGAGTTGATGTTTCAAACCACAGTAGGTCAGCATAAGGAGCATAAGCCAACCCACGCTGGATACAAGCGTCAATACCATTCCTATAATGAAAGAATCCTTCTTCAGTTCTCTCGCGGATAATAAAATCACTATCAAGAGGGTCGTGATCCGACGTAATAAGTGTTGCCGCTTCCGCATCTGTCCTCGCCATAATAACTGTATCTACGCCAGCCACATCTGCTGCCAGTCTGGCTGCATTGAGTGTGCGAATCATTTGGCTGGTTGGTACCAATACTTTACCGCCTAGATGTCCGCACTTCTTTTCACTGGCCAGTTGATCTTCAAAATGCACACCAGCTGCACCGGCTTCGATCATGTGAGTCATCAATTCATATGCGTTTAATGCGCCACCAAATCCGGCTTCGGCATCAGCCACAATAGGCAAGAAATAATCAACATCTGTGTTGCCTTCTGCACAATCAATTTGATCGGCTCTACGAAAGGCATTGTTGATTCCTTTTACTACACGTGGAACGCTATCTACCGGATACAGGCTTTGATCAGGATAGGTGGTATTGGCAGTGTTGTTGGCCGCTGCCACTTGCCAACCTGACAGGTAAATGGCTTTCAATCCGGCCTTGGCATGTTGCACAGCCTGTTGTCCATTATAAGCCCCTAGTGTGTTGATGTACGGCTCATTTTCCAATAGAGTGCGTAGTTTTCCTGCGCCCAAACGAGCCAAGGTGTGATCTATTCTAATAGATCCCTGTAAGCGTCTTACAGTATCAAATGTATAATTTCGTTTTTTCATCTCGTTCCTAGATTACGCAACTGTCACAGTCTTCTTGACTTAGTTCCTCGGGTTCCACTGCTCGACTTTCAACCAACTTGTCAATGTTGATTTCGCCTTGACCATCAAATGTATTGAAGTAGTAAAGTTGCTTTAACCCATACTTATAGCACAACAACAGGTGTTGCAACATTTCACTCATGGGTATCTTTTCGTCTTCGTAGTATTGTGGATTGTAAGACGTATTAACACTGATACCTTGATCAATATATTTTTGTAGTACTGCACACAACTTTAGGTATCCTTCTGGACTGACCTGATCCCAAAGCAGTTCATATCTGTTTTTTAATCTTTTGTATTCAGGAACAACTTGTTTCAATTGTCCGTGTTTTGATCCCTTGATTGACACATAGGATCGTGGTGGCTCAATTCCGTTGGTAGCGTTTGAAATCTGCGCACTTGTTTCTGCAGGCATAAGTGCCATCAGTGTGGCGTTGCGCTGACCAGTTCTTTGGATTTGTTCGCGTAGTGATTGCCAAGGCATGCGCTCTTGGTAGGGCACTAATTCATCCACATCCGCTTTACGTGTGTCGACGGGTAATACGCCGTTTGCACTCTTGAGATCCTTCCAACGAGTACAAGCGCCTTGTTCTTCGGCGAGGTCTGCAGAAGCCTTGAGTAGGTAATAACTCCAAGCTTCTGCATACTCGTCAACTAAAGCAAGAGCTTTAGGATCACTATAACTGACATCATTCTTGGCCAAGAAGTAGGCAAAATTAATAATACCAACGCCTAGGGGTCTAAATTCTTCTGTGGCCAATCGTGCTGCCAGTATAGGATAATTCTGATAACTTAATAATGCATCCAAACCACGAACTGCTAACCTGCACATTTTTTCGAAGTCATGTGGGCTTTTTACATTGCCCCAATTGATCGCTGATAAAGTACACAGGGCGATCCTACCATCCTCGTCGTTGACATCTCTTAACGGCACAGTTGGCAAATCGATTTCTGCGCAAAGATTACTCATCTTGACGGGCGCCACACGCTCATCAAACGGCGAATGAGTGTTGGCATGATCTACATTTTGTAGATACACACGACCAGTATCCTTGCGTTCCTGCATA